ATATAAAAATGCCAACAGTAAAAAGTAAAAACATGACAAGAGTGTTTCCTTATAACGCAGTAGGGAAAGCACAAGCCGATTCATTTGCAAAAATGATGAAAGGAAAGATATCTTATAACCCTGGTTATGGGATGGAGAAAAAAATGGGTGGATACTAATGGCTAAGGGTAGAACTAAAAAGAAAGGTAATAAAATTTGCCCTGCGGGTATCGCTTGGGCAAAGAGAACCTTTGACACTTATCCGTCTGCTTATGCAAATATGGCTGCTAGTAAATATTGTAAAGATCCTAACTACGCTAAAAAAAGTAAAAGATGAAAATTTATAATCAACCAGAGTGTCATTGCGGAAATACGTCAGATGTTTCAGGACATTGTGATAATACTCAAGACACTTGTAATTAATTTATTATGAGTAAAATGAATAAAAAAACCCGCAGAGGTAAAAGGCCTGCGTTTGGTATGCTCAGCGTTATGGCTGGTATAGACAATAATCCAAAGCCAACGCAAGCTGACCGTATTGCTGGCGCTAAAATGAAAAAATAATGGACAAAAAAAAATTACAACAAATATCAAGAGAGCTGAAAAAAGCTTCTGCTATGCACAAAGGACAAGCCAATAGAATAGACAAGATGTTAAAGTCTATGTCTAAAATGAAAAAATAATGGGCGAGTTAAAAAAGTGGCGTGAACAAAAGTGGGTTCGTATTGGTACCGATGGTAAAATAAAAGGACCATGTGGCACAAGTAAAGACAAAAAAAATCCTGACCGATGTTTGCCCCTTGCAAAAGCGCGTAGGTTGTCAAAAAGACAACTAGCGGCAACGGCTAGAAAGAAAAAAAGAGAAGGCTCAAGAGGCAAGACTGTTGTTTCTAACACAAGAGCCGCTAAAGTAAGAAACGCATAATGGCTGATAAAAGCAAAATGAAATGTAATGTCGTTACTAAAAGCGACAGAGCAGGAAAAAAGAAAATGGTAAAAGCCTGTTCAGGTGGACAAGAAAAACTTATACACTTCGGAGCTAAAGGATACGGACACAATTATAGTAGTGCCGCAAGAAAATCTTTCAGAGCTCGACACAAGTGTGGCCAAGCAAAATCAAAACTTACAGCACGCTATTGGGCGTGCAAAACTCTCTGGTCAGGACCAGGGGGACCAACCAAAAGTTCACCCAAAAATAGGCAAGGAAAATATTAGTATCTTTGTCTAATGTTTAATTAAAAAATAAAATTATGCCTACAGTAAAATACTCACAAGGATACAATGCCAGGTTAGACGAATCACTTGGTATGAAACACGGAAAAAAATCTCAAAGCTATAAAGCTAGAAGAGACGAAAGTAAAGCCATGTCTAAAAAACTTTATGGACATGCATACGGTGGTGATCACTCTATGACATACGAATCACACGGAGAAAAAAGAAGTGTAAAAGACCACATCGGATCATTAATAAGAAAATAATGGCTGAAAGAGGAAGAACAAAAAAGGGAGCTTTTCCTATGATTGCAAAAAAGAACCAAGGCAAGTTTACCAATTGGGTAAAGAAAAATATGCCTGGTACATCAACTTGTTCTGCCGCATCAAAAATTATGAGAAACAAAAATAATTATTCAAAGCCTGTAGTGGCTATGGCTAATTATGCTAATAACTTCGGGTGCAAAAGATAATATGAAATCAAGAGGTTTTGGAGATACGGTAGCAAAGTTTACAAAAGCAACGGGTATTAAATCAGCTGTTGATAAAGTATCTAAAATGACAGGACAGCCATGTGGTTGCGATGAAAGACGAGACACCTTAAATAGAATTTTCCCTTACAAAAGATAAAAAAATGGCATATCAAAAATTACAAGCAGGAAGAGCATGGTCAGTAAATCCAAGCGACAACACTGACATTCCAAACATAGGTGTTAACAGTCCTACAGGGACAACTACTTCTGGTAGCGCTACACAACTCATAGATGCAAATCGAGTAGGCACCAATCCAAGTAATATGGCGACTTTAGGTTTTCTTTTGGCTGGTATCAAACCAGGCATGATTATAGTTAATACAACCGATTCGACGCAAACCACTGTGCTAAAAGTTGTTAACGAAACAACTCTTTTAGTCAAAGACAACATATTTGCGGCATCAGGAAAAAGCTATGTTATCTATGGTGGAACTCAAGAAGGAGCCGTTCTTTATATTGGAGGTGCAGGAAATATACGTGTAACTACAGCAGGCGGCGATGACGTAACTTTTGTAGGATTACAGTCTGGGACATTTTTTCCTGTTCAAGTTGTAAAAGTTTTTAATACTTCTACAACAGCAACGAACATTATGGCTTTGTGGTGATTGTTATTGGAATTATTATATAATGATTAGTTACATAGCTATAGCAAATTCAATAGGAAGCATGTTTCCGTCAGGCGGGTCAGGAGGCACGCAAAGAATAATAACGGAAGCATCTGATCAAATAATAACAGAAGCAACTAGTCAAAACATGATAACAGAATAATAAAATGGCAGTAAAATTTTCACAATTCACGGAAGAAACAGTAGCCTCTAATATAACTAGGATAGTAGGCTACACAGCAAGTGGTAATATAAATGTACAGATACCACCTGCAAACTTAGACACAACATATTCTTTTGCTACGACTCAAGACGGTAATAACGTAGACCTAACCCTTACGGGAACTAAAACAGGTTCCTCCTCAACTACAGAGGTGTTACAGTTTACTGCTGGCTCTGGCATAACCTTGACAGCGGGCACCGATGAAATAACTATAGACGCGGCTGGAGCAGTAACATCTGTCGACGAGACAACACCTGGAACATCTAGCGGAACACCAATAGTAGTCAATCCAACATCAGGAACTGTTCTTGTACAATCAATGGCTTATGCAGGAACAACAAATGTGGGACACGTGCCAACAGGAGGATCGGGCACAACCTTTCTTCGTGGAGATGGTACATGGGCTACACCGGCTGGAGGATTTACATCTTTCGACATATCAGGTGATACTGGAACCGAAACTGTCAACAGCGGAGACACAATTACATTTGCAGGAGGAACTAATGTTACAACTGCGGTTACTGCCACAGATACTGTAACAATAAATGTGTCTGGTGATATTTGGACACTAGCAGGTGACCAAGGAACTAATCAAGCAATATCTGTAGGTAATACTGCTACAAACAATATTATATTAAATGGTACGATAGAGCCAACAACTATTACAGATTCTACATCTTCAATAG